CACATCAAGGGCGAGATCAAAGCCGAGATGGTGGATCAAGATGTGTTTTTCTACCAACGCCAGATCGCGGACCTCGGAAGTCGCTATCAAGCCTCCAGTTCGCGCGCGATGGATGAACAGGAAGAAGACCCGTCGCACGTGCTGAGAATCGAGACCTTCACCGCGCCGTGTGCGAAGTATCCGGCTGGACGCTATGTCGTGTGCGCCGGTCGGAAGCTCCTGCGGAACGAACCGACGTTGCCGGGAGACTTTCGGTTTTTGACCGAAAACCCCTATCCGTTTGTGGAATTCTCTGACGATGCCGCACCGGGCCAGTTCTATCCCGATGCGTTCATCGAGCGATTGATTGGCTTGCAGAGCCGGTACAATCGCATCCAGTCCCAGATCGACGAGCATTTGATTCTTCAGATGTTCCCGAAGTTCATGGTCCCGGCGCAGAGCAACCTCGCCCCGGATGCCTACGACAACGAAGCGGGTGAGAAGATCACCTATACGGCGTTGCCGAATATTCCTGATCCACACTTTTTGCAGCCCGCCAGTGTGCTGGCCGATGGCTGGAACATGCTGATGACCTTGAAGAAGGACATGGATGATGTGAGCATGATCTATCCGTCCTCGATCGGCGGCGCGGGCGGATCCAACAGCGGCTTCCAAACGAACCTGTTGCAAGAAGCCGCCGATCAAGTCCACGGACCCACGATCCAACGCAATGCGTATGCCTTGAGGGAGGCGTATTTGAAAATCCGCCACTTGATGAAAACGCATTATGACATTCCGAGGTTAGTAAGCATTAGCGGCAAGAACAACATCCCGGAAGTCTTCGAGTTCTCCCAACAATCGATCGACGAACAAGCCGATGTGATTATCGAGCCAGAACAACTCCAGCCGATGATGAAAACCGCGCGGATGGATATGTTCCGCCAGATGTTTGGTGATGGGATGTTTGGCAATCCCCAAGACCCCAAGGTCCTCAAGCGGGTGAATGAAATTCTCCGCACGGGCTTCTCGGATTTCGACACGGACCAACAGCAACGCGATAGCGAACAAGCGCAGTTGGAAAACATCATGATGGAACGGGCCGAGATGGTCCAGAAGCCCCAACCGTGGGAAGACCACATGCTGCACTGGGAGTTGCATACGGACTTGTTCAAGAGTCCACAGACCGCCCAGTGGACGCCCCAACAGTGGCAACAGAATGTCTGGCACGCGATTGTGCATTTGAACTATATCAACCCGATGGATGCGTTGATGATGGCACAGGAGTTTGGCTTGGGTGAAAACTTGAGCCAGATGCAGATGCTGCAACAACCACCCCCCGGTATGGGAGGTCCACCACCCGGTGGACCTCAGGGACCACCCCCCGGTGGCCCACCGCCCCCCGGCCCCGAGGCCGGTGGGGGACAAGGACCAAGCGGTCCACCCCCCGTCTAGCACGTTAACAACACGCACCAAGTCTTACCAGCAGTGCGTTTCCAGAGCAACCCCGTGTGGACTCTCATGAGGTAACCAGAATGTCAGATTCAAACGATGCGTTTAAGGACACCGCCGCGAAGGCCGAGGCGATGTTGGAACAACAAGGCTTTTATGCAGAGACGCCAGCCGCACCAGCGGTCACGGCTCCTGTATCAGTCGAGACTCCAACCGTAGCACAAACAGCCGAAGCACAGACGACCGTCACTCCAGCGACTCCAGAGCCTCCGGCTCCCTTGGATGTCTCGCCGGATACTCCCATCAAGATCAAGGTCAATGGCGAGGAAAAGATTGTCAAGGCGAGTGAATATCAGGAAATGTTGCAGCGGACGGATGTGTTTACACAACGTCAGCAAGCCGTGGCCAAGCAACAGCGTGAGTTGGAGCAGTACTATTCTCAAAAGGAAGCGTATCTGACCCAACAGGCTCAAGCCGTGCAGGCACTCTACAACGAGATGCTCCAGCGTGGCCAACAGCCCGCGCCTGAGAGTCCCAAGGTCAATCCACAAGAGATTGCCACCATCGGTGAAGTGCAGCAAGCGATGCTCGCCATGGCGCAGCAGATTCAGAACGTGCGACAACAGGATGCGTCCCAAGTCCAACAGTTGTTGAACCAACGCGCGCAGGAAGTGCGAGAGGAGTTTGAAATCGCACAGGATCAAAAGCGTTTCACGCAGGAAGTACAGAAAGTGCTGAACAGTCCTGAAGGGAAATTGCTTGCGGAGATCAACCCGAAGACCGAACAGATTTTGCGATTCCGACCGCTGGAGATGGGTGCGACGAACACCGATCAGGCGATTGAATTTCTCCATCAGTTCGCACGGGAATGGGCAGGCTCAGTGCAGGGGCGCTTAGCACAACAGTCCACCGCATCGGCCGTGGCACAGGCCAAGACAGTCATGGAAGCCCCGTTGGTTGGTCATGCACCGCCCGCACAAACGGCACCGCCGAAGATCGCGCTGAAGAAGGATGGCACGATTGATTGGAATGCGCTCCGTGCGCGCGCGGATGCGATTATGGAAACGATGTAACACGGCGAAGCCGTGTTATCACACAAAGGAGTAAGCACGTATGGCAGGTTTTGATTATGGAACGGCAGCGACCCCGATTCTGAAGGAAGTCTATCTTCCCCAGATGCAGGAACTGTTGAACAACAGCACCCCGCTGTTGAAGATGTTGGAGAAGGAAGTCGTGCCGGTGGAAGGTGGGAACTTCGTGTTCTCGATCCATCGTGGCCGGAACACCGCGAGCGCGCAGGCCCGTATCGAAGATGCGACCTTGCCGACCGCAGGTACCCAAGGCTACGTCCGGGCGATCGTGCCGGTCAAGCAACTCTATTCGGCCATCCGCGTGAGCGGGAAGGCGATTGCGGCGACTCGTTCGAACAAGGGTTCGTTCGTGCGCGCGATTGAAAGCGAAATGAAGGGCTCGATGACCGACACCAAGCGTGAGTTGAATCGCCAGATGAACGGCGATGGCACGGGCGCATTGGCGTATTGGACGGCAGCGGATAACTCCAGCCCGTTGGATCTCGATGACAACTTGGGCAACCCAGTGAATTCGAGCTACATCGGCGCGACGGCGGTAACCGTGGATGTCGTGGATGCGAGCGATCACACCACGCTGTTGGGCACGGACATCGTGCTCACGCGCGGTGCAGATGGTGCAACCTCGACCGCGTTCACGTATACCGGCTCGAACCCCTCGGGCACGGCAGATGGTGACTATGCGATCTATGCAGACACCCTCCGTAGCGAGATGGTCGGTTTGCAGGCCATCGTGTCGGATGCGAATCCGCTGACCCTCTCGGGTGGTTTGCACGGCTTGCCGGTGGCAACCTACGCCGATTGGAAGGCCAAGGTCATGGGTTCGGACGCTTCGCGTCAGGATCTGACCTTCGACCTCATGCAGCAACTCTTGAGCCGTATCGTGGCCGAAAGCGCCATTGACGAGCGCGAGATTAAGCTGTGGCACTGCCATCCCTCGATGGCGGACACCTACCTGAAGCTCTGCCGCGACGAGCGCATCTTCACGAACACCATGAAGTTGGATGGTGGGTTCGAGACCATCGCCTACAACGGTCGCCCGATTGCGACTGACGTGCAGGCACGTCGGAATGCGCTGTATGCCCTGACGCCGAGTTCGATGGCGATCATGCAGATGGCTCCGTTGGACTGGATGGATAAGGATGGCAGCATCTTCTATCGTATCCCCAACACCGATGCGTATGGCGCGACCGCGTATGTGTATCAGGAATTGGGGTGCAAGGTTCGTAATCAGAACGGCGTGATCCTCGGCCTGAACGACGTGTGGGCGGCCTAAGGATTAAAGGATGACGAGTAGGGAGGACGTGGCCTCCCTACTCCCTTTTTCACTTGAAAGGACGATAACAGATGGCAGATATTTCTCGCTCGTTGAAGACCCCGAACCGGGGCAGTGACGTGATTTCCAAGACCGCCTCATGGACGGTCAAGCCGCAGGACGGCAACAAGACCTTTTTGTTTGACTCGACGACTCGGATCATCGCGACCTTGCCGAAGATCACGAAACAGACGGATGGGTTGAAGTTCCGCTTTGTGGTCAAGCAGTTGGACGGTGGCGCGACGGGTCATACCGTGACGCCGCAGTCGGCCGACACGATTTTGCACGCCGCAGCGGCGGGCTCAGTCGTGGCTGGGCAGTCGTTGATTGCCGCCGTGGCTGGTGACCAGATTGGTCAGAATGTGACCTTGGTGGCCGACTACGGGTCGCTGTCGTGGGTGCCCGAGGCGACCTTCGGCACGTGGACCAAAGCCTAGGACCGTAGGCGACAGGATAACACACAAAAGAGGCCCTTTCGGGGGCCTTTTTTGTTGCCTTTTGAGGCAAAATGTGCTATAATACCAGCTTAAAGGAGGCGATGTCAATGGGCATCTATAGTATACCAGAAAGTTTTGAGGACGACCTCAACCGGGCGTTCAACGGGAAGCTGCGCGTGCGGTGGTCCGACACGTTTGGCGAGTGGCAGATCGAGCAGAAAGTGCGCCGAGGACTCGCCGTCGATCCGATCACACAGGATCCGTATAATGACGATCAGATCCGTGCCAAGGACGGCTTTGCGTGGATCATGAGCGTCAAGCAGGGGTCAAAGTTTGCCTGTCCCCAATGTGGGCTGGAACTGTCCGCACCGACGCGGAAGACCGAGATGGTCAGTTGTCGGCATTG